TACTTCATAGACATGGTTAGTAACTATCATAGGTACTTTCAGCTTAGCTAACTTCAAAGTCAACACTCTAAAGGTACCACGAATCAATTGAGCTTTAGTCATATCTCTCGTATCATTACCTGCTGCACTATCAGCAAGTTCTTTCTCTGAAGAGAGTATGCCAAGGGAATCTAGAACCATCATCATAGGCGGTCGTTTGCCTTCAGCAGTCTTTTCATACTCATCTAGTACTTTGATAGCATGAGTTCTAAACTGTTGTATAGATTGTGGCTCACTAAGTATAATTCTTTGTGTATCAATACCTCTACTCTCCATCATCTCTTTAGTGACAGCAGCTTCAGTATCATAGTAGACAACACCTCCAGTAGGATTGTCTATCAAAAATTGCTTTACAACAGCCAATGCAAAGAAAGTCTTACCAGTAGTAGTTTCTCCAGCAAAAGCTGTTATCTTATTATTAGGTACTCCTCCGTATATGCTACCAGACATTACAGCATTCAAGATATACGATCCCGTATCAACAGTACCAGTATACTCAGCAGAACCCATACCGTCTGCAGCAATACTAGTGTCTTCATCTTTAAGGTCTTCAGCTAAATTACGAAAAAAGTCACTCATTCAATCATCCTTTATAAACTGCAGTCAAACTATCTCCAAAAGCCTCAACCTTCTCAAGTCGGTTGGGCCAATAGATATAGTCTTTCTCAGGGTTCTTCTGTAAGTTGTTCAGCAATGGCTGAATCATATTATACAGTGTATCACATTTCTCTTGTAAAGACAACGCTTCTTTAGAAGAAACTTCTGCCTCTTGTTTTACTGATTGGACTGCATCAAGCTCATCAGCATCCATTGCTGTGAACCCAAAGTCAAAGTCCATGGTTGGTTTTACTGCCATTAGAAAAAATCCTCCAACGTTGCTTGGCCCTTCTCCATCTTCCATTGTATAGCACCACAAACAGTTCTCATTGGTTCAAGGAATGACTTCTCAAACTGAGTATCAAAGTCAATGTATCGTTCCATGTTGAACTTTTCTGGTAGACCTGTAGATACCGCAATCACATTCTCTCTTCCAGGATTAGGTACCTTTAGATAACAAAACTTAATCTTGTCACCATCATAGATTGGATTGTATATATTACCTAGACCATGATGTTCAAGTAAATAATTATATACAAGAGCTCCTCGTACGTGTATTGGTGTTCCTTTATTATAAAGGGTTACACTATTTTTATATTTATCTATTCCACGAACACCTCTAGGAAACGCAATATCCTCAAATGGCTTAGACTTGAATTCTTTTCTAAAGTCTTCAACAAACTCCACAAGAGCTTTCTCGTCTTGTGTCATAATTAACTGCATTGCAGCTTTCATCTTATCTCTACAGATCTGTGGTACAGAAGACCTTTGAGTCTCCATGCCTTGGATCTTCATGTATGGTTTCTTGAACCTAACACCTTCCATATCATGAACATGCAATGCGTATCTTTTCTTAGCAGTCCATATACCTTTATCGGCAAGAGCTTCTCGCTTCATGAACATCTTCTGTTCATATGCATTTGTGAGGTCAGCTAGTTGTTGATAACACTTATCAATGAATGGTTCAAAGACTTGTTCAGCAACCTTATCCATCCAGTCAATGATCTCTGATTGTTTTGGATCCTTGCCTTCAAATACTTTCTCTACCATCTTATCAAGAGTCAAGTACATAGAGTCAGTATCACAAGCAATCACATAGTCTATATTATCTGTCTTTAGTGTCTTGTTTAGATACTCATTGATATGCTTCTGCATCCAACGAATAGACAACTGACCAGATAGAGTTATCGACTCTGCATATCTTACATCAAACCATCTAAAATAGTTGTTACCCAAAGCACCATAAGCACTGTTAAGTTGAATCTTTTTAGCCATCTGCATGTTGTGAGCTTTAGCAATCTCTGCAGAATAGTCCTCACCAGTATCTTCTTGCTTCTGCTTATATTCGTTCATCTTGTTCTTGAATACAACTCGGTCAGAATACATCTTATCCATAAGAGTAGCCAAGAAACTTCTTTTATCTTTTGAATACATTGCACCAGAACCAGTACAAGATAGATTATGTTCTTCAAGATAGTGTCTATGATTATCTAATTGACCATCTATAATCTCTTGTACAGAGACAGGTAGTTTAGTCTCATGGAATGTATCAGGTCCAATGTTATACTGCATAATCAGATGGGGATACAAACTATTCAAATCAAACGAAACAATCCATTTATGCATACCAGTCTGTGGATCTTTAACATATGCACCATCAACTCTTCGTTCTTTATCTCTAACATCTAGTTGAGGAATAACAATCTTCTTACGCCACAAATGATTGTGAATAATGATGTCCCACATACGAACAGAAGTGTATGCATCAACATAGTTAACCTTACCATCGTAAGCGATAGCATATACTAACTCAAGCAATCCAAGTTTATTTTCTAACTTATCAACAAGCTCAACGTCTTTGATATTATAGTCAATAAACTTCTGATAGTTGTTCTTATACAAACCAAGTAAGCCATCATACTCACTGTAATCTAATTTCTTCTCACCAAGCTCAACAGAAGCAATGTTATCCAATCTATATGACTCTTGTTGCACATATGTAAACTTACGATACATTACCAAGTAGTCGAGAATAGTAACGCCAATGATATCAGGTCTTACAGCTTCTGTACCATCAGTTCTACTTACAACAAATCTTCTATCGTTTATGATACCAAAAGGACTCATCTCTTGTGCATCATCAAACCCAAGTATGTTTGTAATCCTGTTAACCATATACGGAACGTCAAACATCTCTACGTTCCATCCAGTTACAACATCAGGATCCAAAGCCTTCCAAATGTCTATAAACTTTCTAAGTAGATGAGCTTCGGTCTCACACTTTACATATGTAACATTCTCATTATTGTTTTCATACTCACCACAACCAAGCACATATATCTTATCATCATTGATCATCTTCATAGTGACAGCAGTCACAGGTTTAGTTGCATCCTCGATAGAAGGAAACCCTTCATCAGCTGCAACCTCAATATCAATGTTAAGAGCTTTGATTAGACTAACATCATAGTCTATCTGCTCGCCTTCCCAAGCATCGTTGAGATAGGTGTATAGATCGTTTGTTAATCCATATAAGTTGAATCCAGAGACCTTATTGTAGCTCTTATAGAACTCTCTCTTCTCATGTATATTAGGAAAGTCCATTCTCTCAACAGGCTTACCTTTAATGGTTTTCCATCCAGTGTTACCTGTCTTAGATTCAACGAACATATATGGTTTGTACCGTATGGTGTCAACGAACCTATGTCCGTTGTCATAACCCACAACGAGTATTTTAGACTTATAAAGCCAAGCGCCAGTATAGAATTTCATCTTAGTAGTATCTCTCATTTACTGATAAAAGTCAACACTTATATTTATCAGCCCATAACAAAAAAGAGGAGCTTGAAGCTCCTCTCTTTACATACACAAATCGTGATACCTTGTTGTGTATAATCGATGCTTGGCTAGATCGCCATGCTTTGGTATTAGTTTATTGAGTAATCTTTTTATCATATTTTTCGTTCCAATACATTTTCATTCTTCGTCTTGCTTCTGCTTCTCTAGCAATTGCAACAGAGTTGCAGAACGCGATAAACCATTTGCCTATTGACATCTACTTTCCTATCTATATCTTGTTAATGGATACAAATATTTAGAATGAAGACAATGGGTTTAGCTATACCTTTTTTGGGTAGCTGTCATACCGACGAATCAACCAAACCACCAACTACTGGTGGTGCATACAAGTTTCCAAACCTATCATAGATCTGTACAATTGTATCCTGTTCACCTATTACCTTTCCGGTTTCAGTTTCTATAACATTAGTGTAGATGTGATTTGTACCTGTTTCAGTCTGCTCTTGGTGAGAGTAACCAGTTTCCAATTTAGGATGGATAGCTCCAATTGGTTGCACAGCATCAATAGATATATCACTCATGCGTCAGCAACTGCTTCCATTCTTGCTATCAAACGATCAGCTCGATTGGTTACTTGTTCATACCACTTAGAGTCTTTCATCTGAACAGCAGCCTCTTCCCAGTCGTGCATAGCAACAGCTGATCTTAATTTTACAAATTTACTAAGTCTTGTAGCACCCATATTGAACATCATGTTAGCTAGAATCTGCTGTACTTCTTCTGGTAACTCAAAGTATCCTGGAAAGATACCTTCAGCTTCTTTGATAATAACTTTCAAGTCTTCTTCAAATACTTCAAATACTCTTTCAGGAGTTACAGCTGTTCCAACTGAATATTTGTGCTCAGGGTCACTCTCAGTTATTAAATGTCCTATACCAAACGTAGGAAGACCAAGATGATCCAAATAGATAACATCTACTCTGCCTTCATCTTCTTCCAACGTTGTTCTTAGTTTAACCATATCTACCATTGTTTTTTCCTTATGTTAGGGGCAGAAGTTTATCTGCCCCTATTTATAAAGCTATTCAGTCAGAAGTTCTGCTAGCTTTTCTTTAGGACTCTGCTCTTTCAATCCTAGTTCTATCTTTCTTGGCTTCATAGCATCTGGTACTTTTCTTTCAAACTTCAGAACAAGGATTCCATTTACGATATCACCTTCAATGACTTCAACATAGTCTGCCAACGTGAATGATCTTTGGAACTTTCTGGTTCCAATCCCTTTATGAACAAAGGTTTCCTTCTCTTCTGTTTCTTTCTTTTCACCTCGTACAGTGATGACATTTTGCTTAACTTCAACGTCGATCTCCTCTTTAGTAAAACCTGCAACTGCAAGTTCAATTGAAAATGTTTCATCACCAGTCTTGATGATGTTGTATGGAGGATATGTGGATTCTAAATGATGGTTATTATTAATCACATCTAGTTGATTAAATAACCTATCAAATCCTACACTGTGTTTAAAAAATGGATCATTAAGATCAAAAGAAAATAGTTGTCTATTTACCATAGGTGAACTCCTTTCAAGCAAGTTCTATGTTATGCGACCCAATATGGCATCGCATCTATAATATAGGGCTTTTGCGCTACAAAGTCAACGCTTTTTCCCTATGTTATATTTAGGTACTAACTCCCATTGATCCTTATCCTTAAATGGAATTATTTTTGTTTGGTTCAATGGAGCTACAGGTTCCGCAGTTTGATCTGGGTTGCGTAGTTCAACAAGGCCCCACTCACTCAAAAGATTTGCAATCGTGTTACGTCTTGCCACATCTTCATCTGTAAAGTTTGTTGGTTTACCATCCAATGCAAATAGTTCTTTAAAATGTACTATATAATACTTTTGCTGTTTATGGAGAATATGGCAACTTTGATAAAGTGCTCTATTCTTACGAGATGCTACACCAATCCTTGTTAAGGTCTCTTTTACTTTTAAAAAGTCTTCGTCCTGGGTGAGAGCCACCTCGACCATAGAATCAACTGATCCTACGCTCATCTGTTGTTCCTCTTATTATCTTGTTTCTGATGTTTGAAAGTTGATCAGAGGAGAGTACTTTGAGAGCTTGTTCAGCTTTCTTATTGCTATAACCATAATATAACTTCACCATCTCTAAGTCTTCTCGCTGATCATTCTTTACCCATTTAGCAAACCGCTTCTTGGATCTAACAGTATTTAGAAGAAATTCATATTGGAGAAGTTTATCTGCCTCACCATACATATTCATTTGATTGGCAGCAAATAAGGTGTCAGGAAAGTATGATAGAGCTTTATTAGCAAAGTATGGTATATATCCAGCCTCAGCAAGCTCATCATTATCAGTACCACGCATAATATTCTTTTTCTTGTGGTTTATATCATTAACATAATCAAATGGGTTTGACATTATCTACTCCGTGAGCTAGCCTCCACATGAGTCTATCCGACATTCTATCATATGTCCATCTTTTGTGCAATGTGATATCTTGATCCGACAACACGAGGTCGCCATCATCCCAATAATGATGATACATATACTTGTCTTTAAGTATGTGATCTTTAAGATACTCTTTTTCTGACTCAAAGTCAACTCCTGTTATTGAATCATAACCAAGTTGAAATTCAAATACTTGATGGAATGGAAAGAACAAACCTTTTCTTCCATACTTTTCTTGTACTAATGGCCATGTTACATCATGGTTTATATGATCAACGAAACTAGCATCGTCACTATAATTGCCCCTCTTATGACCGCAGATAACTTCCAGTTTCTCATAATAATCTTTCTTCTCTTGTGGCAGATCATCATATGCGTCTGCCATGTTTAACCAACTAGTCTTACTACCTTTGCTACCATAAACAGAGTAGAGCGTGACATATGAGTGTCTCTGGTGGTTAGACGCCTTGTTACAGTGCCAATCTAACTCTCTATCATGTCCAAAGAACCCTGTCTGTCTACCTTCTGGTGTCAGATGACCTGTGACTCTCATCACTCCTGGTGCAGCACTATAGTCTCTATATCTTTGTCTTCGTGATTCTGATTCAATCCTATTGGCCCAATCTTCTTTTGCTTCTGGACTATTTGGATCATCATACAACTCTAGCTTTGCTGTATATCCTTCTAAGTCACCTATTGTATGACAAAGTCTTTGCAAATCTTCTGGCTGCAAATCTTTTTGGTTCTTTATAACAACAACCTGATTATCTACTAGTTTTTGACCAACTTGCAACATCTCATGCTTTGTTGCAAAGTTTAATCTTATCATTTCGTGTTGGACATACATGCGTCTATTTTATCCTCCATTTCATATGATAATGCATCGTGACTAGCTGGACCTTGGTGCATACCATCTCTAGCAAAATCACAAAAGTGAGCTGAGTTAACTTTAACTCTTGTCTTAGTAATTGCAGTGGCCATTTCATTATGTGTCTGCCAAACCAACTGAGCACCTTGTTCATGACACATCCATGATATAGCTTCTTTATGTTTCATATAACGAAGTATGGATGGTTCCTTAGAGAACAGAGACATTCTTGTAAACCAATCCATCTCTTCCATTGTCATATCTTTGTTCTGGTTTCTAATCATCATAAGCAAATATCCTTTTGGAACACTCATGAATAGATCATTCCAATCTCCTATCTTTGGATCAAACATCTCTGCTCTTGAACTAGACCATGGATATGTAACTACAACCAATTCTGGTTTAACAATACCAATATATGCCTTCAGCATTCTATAGTATGTTTCAATACCACAACCAGGATTACCAAAGTTCATATATCTTTTTTCAGGCCACTTTCTTTGATGTAAAATCCATGACCACGTTTGTTCTAAATTAACGCCAATACCAAAAGTAATGCTACAACCAAGGTACAGCACGCCACCCTCTTCGGAGTGGTAATCCTCCATCTGTCCATTATCTTGCTTTCTAAACCCATTATTGTTAAAACTATATTTTATCTCAACATCTTTCCAATGTTCAACTTGCGGACCTTTTATTGGATCCTTTAACATCTTATTGAATCTATCTTCAGTATCTGATGGACACCAATCGATAGTAGTGTTACGATGTTGAAAATTGTTATTCAGTATATTCTGTGGAAATTTACATCCATAGTTATAAGTCCAAGTTGAATCATAAGGTCCATCAATAATTGGATCAACATCTATAGCTTGTGAGGTGTTTCCATTGTATTCATTTTTTCTTGTTAGCCCAGTGTCTCCAGCCCACTTTTTCGAGCGGTCCCCATTCTTCCACTTCGCTACTGCGTTCCATAGGGCCTCCCTCAAGTTCTCGTTCATCTACGCTGTCTCCAAATTGTACAAGACAACTATCACACACTGCATATTCATAATCATCACCTTTCAATACAACTGCAAGTTTATCCTCTGCTAACTCTTTGTTGCAGATATTACATGCATAGGTTATTTCCATTCTAACTCTGCCATCATTTCAGTTAAACACGCTACTAAGTTTATTTCTTGATCAGCTACAAATGCAGCTTTATGTTGATAGTCAGCCAATATCAATACCAACTGAGGTATACTATTAGGCTTCAAATATGTAGAGCTGTTGTCGTATATCAATCTGAATATAGATGTTGAATCGTTGTCGCTATTTAGTCCAACCCATTTACGCATCTCAGTAAAGTTTTTATCTTTGATATACTGCATCAAAGTTTTAAGATTGTCATCAGATAATGATACAAGTATACCACTATCAATAGTTCCAGATACACTATACCTTTGCAACTCATTAAGTACTCTTCTCCAATCAGGAAAGTGCATTTGTAACAACTGTGCTACAACTTTCTGATCAGAGCTTACACCATTCTCTTCTAAGATCCCCATTGTTCTCTTATAGAACTGCTGAGCCATCTTAGGCTTTTCTTTGTTAGGAATCTTGAAATGTACTACACTACATCGAGAGTGTAGAGGTTCAATGATCCTATTGACAAAGTTACAAGTTAGTATGAACCCACAGTTCTTACTGAACTCTTCCATAAAGTTTCTTAGAGCTGGTTGAGTAGATTGAGCATTTAGATAGTCAGCCTCATCAAGTATAACATACTTTCTACCACCAGAGAAACTAACCGAAGAAGCAAATGTCTTGATCTCATTACGTAATGTATCAATATTACCAGACATACTACCATTCACTACAATGTAGTCTGAGTCTAGTTGTTCTAACATAGCCTTAGCAACAGAAGTCTTACCAACACCAGGACCACCACTCAATATGAGATTAGGTACATTCTTTTGGTTGACAAATGTCTGAAAGGTCTCTTTGATTTGTTCAGGTAGTATACAATCGTCTATCGTCTTAGGACGATACTTCTCAACCCACAAATAATCATCACGCATAACATCATCCTATAATTTCTCACCTATCATACCATCGTTCCATTTACGACGATAGTCAACAGCATCTTCATAATGTGCAAAAGATTGAAGCACTTCAACATCACCATCAAAATTATGAACAGCTACATTAAAAAATATCTTGTAGCCTTCAGTTCGATGGACATGAGCCTTACCGTCAAATGAATTCTGAATTTTGTTCAACTGCTATCCAATAAGTTATTTCTGGACCTGCTTCGTTGCGTGATGTAAATTGTGATATACCAGCCGATGTGATCTTACAATGATAGTCATAACTCATTAGCTTCATGTTCTCTGTCTTAAAGATAAACTTGAACTTATGGTTTGTATCATTGGGTCCTAAAGACTGTGTATACTTATCAGAAGTAGGGTCATTACTATTTATAGCTTCAAGGGTGATTTCTTCATCACCAGTGATAGATATTTCTGGCAGCTGCATAATGTTAGCAGCTCTTAGTACTGCATTCATTTGATCCCATACTATATTGATATCCAAGTCAGGTTCTGGTATATCAATAGACTCCTTAGTAGGAGTAACAATCATAGAAGGATCAGCAAAAGTATAGTTAACACTCTTACCATTACCAGAGATCTCCAATTGGTTTTCTTTAAACACATAAGTGGGAGTTTCAAACAAGGAAACAACACCCAAGAATCTTGAGAGGTCGTAGATTGCTCCATCTGCCGGGAACTCATCATCCAACATAGCTCTAGCCATAATGCTCTTCTGAGGAGACATTGTTGCTAATGCATTACCTTTCTTAAAAGCTATTGAAGGATTAATCATAGAAAAGTTCTTCAATATATTCACAGTCTCATTACTAAATTTCATATCAACCTCAAGTTTTCATAATATAATTAAGCGCTTCTGTAAGAACTTCAGCATTGTGATCATGCGTCTTTCTTCCATAGTGCACCAGGTCTCTTGCAAAGTCATCAGGATGTATCTGGTGTACAAACTTGTTAGATATTGTTTGCAAGTCTTTATCCACATCATTGTGGTCTTCTTCTACTGCATAAAACTTAGCACCTACTTCATGACATAACCATTTGATAGCATCTAGTCCTTTATACCATCTCAAGTATGATGCAGCAGTGTGAAAGTATTCTACTGTAGCTTCGTCGGATCCTTCCAATCGTTTACGTCCTAGTTTGTTGATCGATTGTATTTGCCAACAATTCTTCTTCAAGTCCCATTGTTCTGTTCTTGTAGTATGCCAAGGATAAGACATAACAACAAGATCTGGATTGACTTGTTTAATCCATCTCTTTAGTATTCTATAGTATGAGTCAATACCATATCCTGGCATACCCATATTAACATATCTCATGTCTTTAGTCAACTCACAATTGTAATGAGCTTTATAAGTCCACGACTCTTCTAATGGCATGCCAACAGCCATAGTATGACTGTCTCCAATATAGATTGCACCACCTTCTTCTGCTGTGATATCAATACAAGATCCATCATGTCTGAATCCTTGTTTACCAATCAAGTATTTTATCTCAACAGGCTCATCTTGATCTGTGACTAAATCCTCAGCAGTCTTTGGTTGTATCAACCAACCATTGATCCTCAATAAGTTTCTTGTTTGAGGACCTTCCATATGTTTTTCTAAGTGTTGTATTGTGTCAGTTGGATACTGGTCAGATTCAGATGGCAAGAATCTACCTAATGAGTGTACTAGGTTCTCTTGATGTGATGTAGTCTGATTAAATGCAAACATTTTGTCTGCAAGTATTCTTTCATTGGATATAGTCTTCAAAGGCCCTCTCTCAATACTATTGTCCTTAATCAATCTTAGACCAAGAGCTTTGAGGGCCTTCATAATATCCCAATCTACATCATTGTTATACCTATCTGGTTCTTTTCCTCTTTTCCAATCACGCATTACTTAACTCTCTCATTTGCCTCCTTAGCCTTTTTCTGTTTCTTTTCTAACTCTGCAACCGGTGACTGTATCTTCTTACCAAGCTGATTCTTATCAGCAGTAGCAGATGCTCCAATAGATGCAAGAGCTTGCAAGCTACCTCCATAGACAAAGCTACCAACATGACTTAGTTTAACCCAAGGACATAACCATATCTTCAATCCAGCCTTGATAGCCCACTGACAAAACATATAGTCTTCAGATAGATAACGTCTTGACTCTGGATCAATAAGAGCTTGGAAGTACATCATAATTTCTCTTGAACCATCAAAGTGTTCAGTACGAATATGATCTGGTTTATATCTAAACCCACCAGGAGACAGCTCACTATCATCCCAGTATGCATCCTTGAATGTTTGTAATGCTCTCTTTGTAAACATCATGAAACCAGTGCCACCTTCTAGCACAGGAGCAGGTTCATCTAAACTAATCTCGGTAGTACCAGGAACAGGATTAAATACATAGTCGCCGACAAAATTATCAAGAATATTAGGGTCTTCATCAGCATGTCCCTGATCCACGGCCGACTTGATCTTCTCCCACGCAATACATTTTTTGGGATAAGGCGAGCAAAGAATGTCATATTCATCTGTCCTTTCGTCTTCTGGATCCATAAGAGCCATCATAGAAATAACATCATTTGCTTCAAAACCAATATCTGCATCGATAAAAAGCATATGAGTACAATCAGAACGCATAAACTCATCGCAGCAATAGTTTCTTGCTCTAGTGATCAAAGATTCGTTAAACAAGTAATAATACTTTAGTTCTATACCATAATGCATACAGAGTGCACTAAGATCATTTGTAGACCTTGTATACATTCCAGCACACATACCACCATACATAGGAGTTGCTACAAAGAGCTTTCTCTTACGTAGGTCTTCTATTTCAATTTTTATCTCCATTAATTAACTGTACCCTCATATTGAACGTCATGGAGAGAACCGCTGCCATAACTTCCAGCGTATTGATTTAGAGACTCTGCTTTGAATAGTAAGAACTGACCAACTCTGGTACCTCTTTTAATGTAAGCAGGACCGCCATTAACATGCAAAGCACCAGCCATAACCCCACTGTAACCAGAATCATACAGCCCGCTAGTAATAAACAAACCATTCCTGTTAAGTGTAGACCTAGTAATAACAAAGCCTGCTTCATTTGGTCCAATAGTAATGATACCTTCCATAATGATCTCATAGGTACCCACATCTAACTTAAACCAACCATCTTGATCTGGAGCCAGCTGATCGCTACCTCTGTGTTCTTTACTGTTCTCATCGATAACAAAGTCTTTATTACCCAACTTAAATATCTTATCCAAACGCAAGTCTACAGCGTTAGGTTGTACCTGGTCACTAGTGTACTCACTAAGACTGGATTCTGAATCTTCACTACACAGATGTAACATGATTCTTTATCCTCTTTCTTTCTGTAAAATTATGCATTAGACAAATGTAATGAATGGCTTTCAATAGATCAGTTGTATTGTTGCCACCTTTCTTGCCATATCTCATTAGATACTTTATAGCAGTATCACGACAAGTACTATCAGCATTGCCAAGTGTTTCCCAGACATCAGTAGTCTGCAGTTCTCCATTACCAACGTAATGACCTTTATAGGTTCCAACAATATATTCTAATGCCTGTTGCAAGAATGCATCTTCATGATGTTTGAGTTGTGGCTTACGCTTTATACCTGGATGATTGATAATGTTATCACCAAATAGATCAGGCTGCATAGCATAGCTCCTCAATGTAATTGATATTTTCTTTAGCTAGTCTTAAATTATCCCCTACTTTATAGTCAAAGTCAACTTCTTTTGCAAACTTACCTTGAAATAATCCAGTAGGACTATTGTCAAACTTTATACCATTCAATCCAGCCCACACAGCTGCTGAGCTATCCCATGTATCAATAAAGTCAGTAAATCCTCTCATAAGACTAATCTCATTAGGACCTTCAGTCATACCAAGAAAGTGTACTTTCTTACCAAGAAGACCTGGCAATAGACCTTCATCCTCAAGTCTATTCATGAAGTGTAGTCGTGATAGATATTTTTGTATTGGATTGTTAGATTCACATCCATATGCCAAAGGTATATTGAGTATAGAGAATGCAATATAGTCAATATCTGGATTACTCAGACCCCACTTAAATGAATCAACCAATCCATCCACATCTCCTGGTAGAGACTGTGGACAATAGAATGTACCTAACTTAGCTTCTTTCAGCTGAGGTATCATTTTCTCAGCAGCATGAACAGTCTTTAACCAATCCTCACCAGGATAGTCAGACATGACAACATAACTTGCTTGACATGCTATAGCCATCTGTATCAGCTTCTCTGTAGGATACATAGGCTGCTCACGTTTGTACATTTCAAACGCACTGTTATCCATAATGATCTCATGGTCTGCTTCTGCTAACCTAAGATACTTATTGCGATACTCAGAGTCTTCTTCAA